ATGAAAAAGAAAGAAGCAATTAAAGCATGGAACAGGAGGGCGAACGATGGGAAGACTGATTGATGCAGACGCACTATTAAAACATTTTGAAATGATTCAGGAGCAAGAAAATGCAATTGGTCTTGATTTTGTGGCAATTACTGATGAAATAAAAGAGCAGCCGACCGCCTACGACCCGGACAAGGTTGCGGAGCGGTTGAAAGCGCTTACCGAGGAAGAATGTACTTTGCATGAATGTGGAATTAGAAGTGAGCATTGCAAGGCTTGTATTGCGAAAAAGGCAATCGAGATTGTGAAAGGCGGTGGAGTAGATGAGAGAAGTTAAGAAAAAGATTCTGCCGAAATATTTCGAAGCAGTTATACATGATAAGAAAAAATTTGAAATCCGTAAGGATGAAGATAATTTGCAGATCGGTGACGTGGTTGTGTTGGCGGAGTGGAACGGAAACGAGTTCACGGGTCAAACTGTAAAACGTGAAATAAAATATATTCTGCGTAATGTGCCGGAGTATGGTCTAATGCCGGGGTATGTAATATTTGGGTGGTAAGGAGTGTGATGTATGGCTAAAGCGGTATTGATTATGGATATGCCGGAATCATGTCCGGATTGTAGATTTTTTGAATCTGATTGGAGAGAGTGCTATGCAATAAGTAAACGATACAACAGAGATATAATGACAGAGGAAGCAAAGCCAGATTGGTGTCCGCTTCGGGAACTGCCGGAGAAGATGCCGGATCTCGAACACGGATACGAAAATGTTGAGAAAAGTATTACTCGGACAGGATGGAACGCCTGCTTAGATGCACTGGAACAGAGGAAAGTATGAATCACCAGATAACGCTTGAAGAACTGGGGCTGATCCCTAAACAGATAGACAAGAGCAAATATACAACGCCATGCGGTTGTTGTGTTTGCAACCATTGCGCAAATAACGTAGACTGCTTTGACCATTGCACCGGAGAAGCCGATCGTACATGCTTTAACTGTGATGACTGTATCTGGTACAACGGCGATAAGGGGACTGATAACTGGGTTGGAGAATGCAGAAAGTACAAGGTTACAAGCGTATACGCTGAAAGACTGCGGAGCAGACTGAAAGTCCTTTGAACGGCAGCAAGTAAAGAGATGCCCCGCTACCGGGGAGACGGCGGCGGGGCAGACGCGGCATAAATAAAAGGAGGAATGCTTGTGCTGGATAAAAATGAAATATTTGAGATCTGTCAGCGTGTAGATGCATTGATCGCGGCTGAATTGACAGAATCTATCGTAGACGGTACCTCGTTCGATATGCTGGAAGCACACCACGGCATTCTCCCAATCAGCCGAAGAACGTTCTATCGCAGAAAAGAAATGGCGCAAATGCTTATACAGCAGGGGAGTGCAAGAATCGAAGAAGAGAATTCGGGGCAGTTGAGAATAGTATGGTAACAATATAATGGAAAATATTACCATTGACACAGCAGAACATGCGTTCTAAAATAAAAATAAAGGAATGGAGAAATAAGAGGAGGGTGCAAATATGACAAGCAAACAGAAGGAAATATACGATTTCATTATATCTTACATGAAAGAAAACCTTTTTTCACCAACAGTGAGAGAAATCGGCATGGGGGTTGGACTAAAATCCACATCATCAGTGTATACGCATCTTAAAAATTTGCAGAAACATAATCTTATAACCATGAGAGAATCGGAACCAAGGACAATCAGACCGGTCGGATATGAACTGGTTAGAATCCCAGATGAAACAGAATAGTTTATTATCAGAGAGGTTCATCCCTCTCTTTTTTGTACCCTAAAATTGGCACAAACACTCTAATTATCTGCTTTATAATTATGGTATGAGGAAAGGACTATGCCATGTATAAAGCACAGAGGAATTATGAAAATGTACAGCGGATGTTATTTGATGGAACGGGTGAGTATGATATTCCAGAGATAGAACCTACACAATTTGATAATGCTGAGTTTATCGGCTTTAACTATGCTAAAAGCACGAAGAATCCAGAGAGTAAGGCGGTGCACTTCTTCCTGGACGATTACCAGTTTACTAGAGTATGGACAGACCCTGATAGATACATTCCAATGTTGCAGCGATACAAGTATGTGCTGACACCGGATTTTAGCCTGTATACGGATTTCCCAAAGCCATTGCAAATCTATAACCATTACCGCAAGCATTGGTTAGGTGCGTACTGGCAGATGTATGGTATCAATGTCATTCCTACGATTTGTTGGAGCGATCGGGAGTCATTCGAATGGTGCTTTGACGGAGAACCTACACAGAGTGTTGTGGCAGTTTCTTCCGTTGGAACACAGAACAGCAAGGAAAAGAAGCAACGGTTTCTGGATGGTTATTTTGAGATGGTAGAGAGGTTGCAACCAGCACAGATCATCTTTTATGGCAAAGTCCCGGACGAATGCAAGGGGAATATTGTGCATATCAAGCAGTTTAGTGAGAAGTGGCATGAAGCGGAGGTGGCGCAGTGGTAATAGATTTACAGTTTTTTGGTGGCAGAGGTGGAGCAAGCGGATTTGGCGGCGGTGGAACGGTTGCTTTTGATATCGACATGAAGGGAACAAGGGCGAGCTATGTTGTGAGACAAGGAAAGGTGTATAAGGAATCTGGGGAACCGGTGGCGTTATCTGCGAACCAGATTATGAAAAATGCTAAAAGCCTTGGATATGGAGTAAAAACTTATAATGCAAAGCAGACAGAAGCGCGAGAACGGCAGAGAGCAGAAGACCGAAAGAAAACAAATGAGTTTTTAAATATTTCGGATGCACAGATGGGCGGCAGACGAGGAGACCAGAGGAAAACTACACGTGCACGACGTGGAGGAAGGAAAGGTATTTGATGGGCGGCAGAGGAGCAAGCAGCGGGATAAGCGATAAAGGAAATCCGTATGGTAGCCAGTACCACACGGTATATCAAGATGGAAACATAAAATTTGTCAAAAAGAACAATCGTGATTCAGAAACTCTCATGGAAACCATGACAAAAGGTCGTGTTTATGTAACTGTTGGCGGAGATGATTTACTTAGCATTACCTATTTTGATAAAGAAAACAAAAGAAACAAGAGTATAAATTTGGATCATCTGCATAAGGGTATGCAACCCCATACACATCATGGGTACTTGCACAATGAAAACGATGGCAAGAAAGGCGCGGCAAAGCTTACTACACAGGAGAAAAAGATGGTTGAAAGAGTATATAAATTATGGTATTCTCATCTTAACAAGTGATAGCTCAGGACGAGGAGAGCCCTTGATGGAGGAGACCCCGGTGCGAACCCGGGTGCTTGTGAAGAAGATACCATATCCTTAGTGGATGCGGTATCTTTTTTATTGCCAGGAAAGGAAGTGATTGGTTGGCGGCAAAGAAGAACCCATTAGTGGATAAAGCATATGAACTATATAAAAGCGGTATGAAGCTGGTTGATATTGCAGGCCGACTGAATTGCTCCGCGGCTACAATCCGCACATGGAAGAATAGATATAAATGGGATGAAAATGGATGTGAAACGTTTCAAAAGAAAAACGAAACGAAACGCAACGTTTCAAAAAACAAAGATAAAGCAGCAGGAAAGAAGTTGACACCAAAGCAGGAAGCGTTTACCGCCGAGTATATCAAGAATGGTGGAAATGCTATGCAGGCCGCAAAAGCAGCAGGGTACTCCGAGAGCACAGCAAAGAACGCAACTAAAAAACTGGTGGAAAATGGCGGAGTTTCTCAACAGATCGCTCAACAGATGGAACAGATCGAGAGAGAACGGCACCGAGACATCATGAGCCTTGCAGATATCCAAGAACGCAGAAGCATGATAGCAAAAGGGATATTAAGGGATGCGGCAGGATATACGCCAGAGTTTAGAGATCAGCTTAAGGCAATGGATGGGCTGGAAAAGGCCCTGACAATTGCAGAGAAGCAGAGAATTGAGCGCGAGGAAAAGGAGAAGCGTGAGAACGCCACGTTGTGGACAATGCCAATCACGGATATTACTTCTGACTTTGTAGAGATATACCGGACGGTACACGAAGCATTTGCTGGGGAAATAGATGTACATGAGATTGTGTCTAAGGGTGGGCGAGGCTCTATCAAGTCAAATTTTTGGAGCGATGTTGCATATGAAACGGTGCTACAGGACCCACAGGCACATATTGTATATACCAGACGATACAAGGTTGATCTGCGTGGATCTGTATACAATCAGTTCATGAAGACTGTGATCCGATGTAACGATGTTGATAATTGGGACTTTAAGCAGTCGCCAATGCGCGCGGTATATAAACCAACCGGGCAAATGGTAATGTTCGTGGGAGCAGATAAGCCCATCAGTTTAAAATCGTTTAATGTTCCGTTTGGATATGTAAAAATGCTGATCCACGAAGAATGTGACGAAATGGCAGGCGTGGAACAGATGGATAATATCGAGGATACATTCCTTAGATCAGATACACCCGCATTGGATGTTAAGATATTCAACCCACCGAAGAGCAAGAACAATTTCATGAACCAGTACGTGGAAGAGTGCCGGAATAAGCCACAGACAAGGATCTGTCACAGTTATTATTACAATGTGCCGGTGAAGTGGCTCGGTAAACGATTTTTCGAGCGTGCGGAGTGGTTCAAGGTGCATAAGCCACTATATTACCGCAACAACTATATGGGAGAGGTTACCGGAACAGGCGGCGGTATCTTTGACAATGTCGAAGAAAGAACTATCACGGACGTAGAGATCGAGAATCTGCCATATCTCTATTATGGATTGGACTTTGGTTTCGAGCATCCACAGACATTTGAGGTTGCTTACTATGACGAGGATGCGGATACATTGTATTGCGTGTCAGAGGTATTTGCCAAGCGGTGCAAGAACAGCACGTTCGCCCGGAGAATTAAGAAGTATATCGAAGAGGAAATTATCTGTGATTCGGCACGGCCAGATGCTATTGCGGAACTGCAGGACTGGGGATTTAATGCGATCGGGGCAAAAAAGCGTTGGGGATCCGGAAAAGGTAGAGATTATTGCTGGGAGTGGTTGCAACAGACTACCAAGATTGTTGTTGATCCAGAACGATGCCCGCACCTTGCGCACGAGCTTACAACCTTGGAGCATGAGCAGCTGGCAGACGGCAGCTTTTCGGATGCTTATCCAAAGCTGGGTGAGGACTGTGTAATGGCACTGATCTATGGATTGAACCGCGTGATTATGGAGAGCCGGCGCAATAACGGTCTGTATGATGATGAGGTAGATGAAGAGGAGGAAGAGGATGAAGAGTACGAAGATTAAATGTGGTGAGGTGTAACGTATGAACATATTCACACGAGTAAAGGAGTTTTTCATGAATTTATTTAAAACAAGTGCGGAAAAAGAATTTAATGTTGATATTATTTCATCTGATCTGATGGAGATTGCGCAGACTGAGTGGCAGAACATCATCAAGGGTGTACCGTATTGGCTGAAAAAGAATGTGCGCACGATCAACTTTGCAAAGTTTCTCTGCTATTACACCAGCAAAAAGACCTGTCTGGATCTCAATGTGACAATCAGCGGCAGTGACAGGGCGGATTATATCAATCAGTGTATAGGGGCAATGATCCAGAAATCCATCCGGGATAAGGTAGAGGATGCCTGCGGTGCGGGTGGTATCATCCTTAAGCCAAATGGTACATACAATCCAGCAGGAGCAATCGACTATGTAATGCCTGGCAGTTTCGCGGTCACAGAAAAGAACAGCAACGGGGATATACTTGGAGTTATCTTTATTGACCGGCAGATTAAGGGTGATGATTACTATACAAGATTGGAGTACCAGCACTTCACTTCCTTGATATCGGAGGATGGGGATAACACAGGACGAACATATACAATCGAGAATAAAGCTTTTAAGTCTAAGGGCAGTAATAGCCTTGGTAGAAGCATTAAGCTGACGGACGTACCAGAGTGGAAAAATATACCGGAATCAATCACAATTTCCAATGTAGAAAAGCCACTGTTCGGGTATTTCAAGATGCCGTATAACAATACGATTGATTATGCATCACCAGAGGGTGTGGCCGTATTTGCGAACTGTATCGAGGAATTACGCAATCTGGATGTGGCATGGAGCCGGAAAGATGATGAAGTGGATGATTCACAGCATATCACATTTATCGAGGAAAACGCACTGATGAAGCGTGACAAGAATACTGGTGATAAGGAGAGAGTAGAGCTTCCGAGATTTGTAAAGGGATTGAAACATGGAGTGGATGCAGCCAACACCGTAGACGAACATGTGCCTACTATGCTGACAGAACAGAGAGTTGCAGATATCAATTCCATTCTTTCCATGATCTCGACCAAAGCAGGATTCTCGCAGGGGCAGTTTGTTCTTGACCGGAAAACTGGCATTGCTACAGCTACCGAGATTGAGAGCGACGACAACGAGACTGTGGAGACAATCACGGACATTCGGAATGCGCTTAAGACTGCAATTAAGGATCTGGTGTATGCATTGGACAAATACTGTGATGTGTTTTTCAATATGCCGAGTGGATATGTCAATGCATTGGATGAGACCGTGGCGGACGAGGATGTATTCTATTTCAAGGATCTGCTTGCATCATTCGAGCAGGATCGAACAAGAGCATATCAGTTGATGATGAATGGCGTGTACAGCAAGCGGAAATATCTCAAGGAGTACGAGGGATTCAACGACAAGGAAATAGACGAAATGTTCGCAGAGCGTGACGAAGAAAACGCGAGCCAGAATAAAGACGGACTGTTTAACGAGGAATAGTGGGGTGAGAATATGGCAGTATCAACTATGAATATCTTAATTATTTGCATTACAATCGTTGCGTTGGCTTGGAAAAAATAAATGGAGTGGTAATATGAATTACAATAAAATCGTTGGGAACGTTGGTATCCATCTTGATACAAGTAGAATAGACGGAAATCTTAAGCGGGCGCAAGATGCATTAGATCAGCGGGTGCTTGTGGATATGATGGAATATATGCCGTTTCAGCAGGGGGCATTGCGCGGGGAAACACAGATCGAAGAGCCTGGGCTGATACAGATCAATACACCATATGCTCATTATCAGTACATGGGCGAACTGTATCTGACAGAGGACGGCCGGTCATATGCCGGAAGCGGCGAACGCAAGTATCCAACCGGAAAACCGTTACATTATACCGCTCCAGGCACGGGAGATCATTGGTTTGAGACGGCAAAACAGACACATGGTCAACAGTGGATTAATACGGCAAAAAGAGAATTGGGAAAGGGATAATATGCTTGATCCGGAATATTTCTACGGGAAATCAGATACGTTAATATCATATGAGCAAGAATTAGAGGACTGGATATTACAGGACATTGCCATGCGCTTACTAAAAGCTGGGTCTGTGGCTGGTACTACCGATATGGAATTGTATAAGCTGCAACAGCTTGGAATGCACCAGAATGAAATTGTAAAGCGATTATCTTCCATTACACAGAAAACAACGGCGGAGATTCGCAGACTATTACAGGACGCAGTGCTGACATCATGGGATGATGACAGGAGTACACTTTCTCGTCTTGGAATTGATGCTATATCGCCGCTCGAGAATCCGGTCGTCATGGAGTTGATGAATGCAGAATTTCAGAAAACTCTCGGAGAAGTGAACAATCTGACACGCTCCACCATGATGCAGTCACAGCGCGATCTCATGAATATGCTCAATGAAGCTGAGATGCGTGTGGCGGCTGGTGCGCAGTCATACAGCGCGGCGGTGTGCGATATACTGGATCAGTACGGCAAGACAGGCGTTATGATCGATTACCCAACCGGAACGCGCCGGACACTGGAAGCGGCGGTTAGAATGTGCGTAGTCACGTCTATGAACCAGACGGCGGCACAGGTAACCAATCACTACATAGCAGAGCATAATGTGGAGTATGTGCTTGTATCGGCTCATTTAGGGGCAAGAACACAGGGAAAAGGGCAGCCCTATCTTGCCGGCCATGATAACTGGCAGGGAAAATGCTATAAAATATCTGGGAGTGAACCGGATGTGCCGAATCTGGCGGAGATGACAGGATATGATATTGTGAACGGGACCGGTCATGTTCTCAATCCACTCGGCTTGCATGGGTATAACTGTCGACATTCCCACAAGCCCTGGGACAAATCTCTACGGAATCCATATCTGGATGAAAACGGCAGCCTTAAGATTGACAGCGAGGAAAACCGAAAGGTGTATGAACTGCAGCAACAGCAAAGAGCAATGGAACGCGCCATCCGGCAGACGAAGCGGCAGTTGATTGTAAAGCAGGCAGAGATTGACGGCGTGGCAGAAACAGATGTGAAAGAAATGTTGCAGCCACAGTATGATAAACTTGCGTATAAGCTTCGGATGCAGAATCGGAAGTATAACCAATTCTGTGCAGACAATGGTTTGAGGACACAGGCTGACAGAATCAAGGTAGCAGGATTTAAGCGGGAGCAGGCAGCGAAGGCGAATGGCAGGGCGACGGCTTATACAAATCAAATGAATCGAAAAAGAATACCACAGATACCTGCAAGTACTATCAGCGAGAAAATAAGCAACGGAGAATATTCTACAAAACTAAGTATTCAGCATTATGATAAGCATGTGGTAGGAACTGCAAAATATCAAGAATATTTAAATACCAGACTTGCAAGAGGCGGAAATCCACAAAGTATAATCAGTATCAGCAAAGAGGAAGCACAGAAAATCATTGAAACTAAGGCTGGAACTGGTATAATTAAAGTAGATGCAAAGGGCAATGCACGACCTCAAGAACAGATAACGTGTGATGACATTATAGGGCAGTATTATTATGATGGAAGATATATAGATACAAATAAAGCTGTTATCCATTATGGAAAGAAAAATTCTCATGTAGTTCCAGTAAGGGGAGATAATTATGATTGATTTATGGAAATATGAATATTGTGGAAAAGTGAAAATCGTAGATAATGCCGGAAATACCTTTATTGGCATGGCACAAGAGGTTACGGATGAGGAAGATCGCTCGGACGAGGAGCGGCAGGAAACCGGCATCACGATTGAATGTGATGGGGCATTAATTGAATTTTGCCAGAGTGAGATAAAATCTATTGAGAAAATATAGAGATTATGGTCTTGACATTTAGATTGAAAATAAGGGGGAATAAAACATGTTATCTTTATTAGTGTTTTCAGCATTAGGAGCAGGAGTTGTAATAATATTATCGTGGATCAAGACATGGAAAAAAGTTGATGAAATTCACGAAAAATTAAGAGAAGATTTGAATGAGTGGTTTTAAGATTAGATTGGCACAAATAATTTTATAAAATGAGTTATTATAATCTTGTACCGGATATGTCTTGATACTTTTCCAGAGTACCTCCTTTTGTAGAGAACACCTTGAAATATAGGTGTTCTTTTTATACTTAAAAATGGCACAAATCTTTTATATCCCCATGATAAAATAAAATTAACAAACGAATAAGCACCGGGCGGAACGTAGGAATCCGTTCGCTACCCTACAAAAATTATAGGATGGTCATTATGGCACGTCCTGTTTTGGGCGTGCTTTTTCTTTATCTCGGCATTTAATTCAGTGGCAGAAGACACGGCTTATATCCGGGTTGCCGCGGGTTCGATTCCTGCAATGCCGATTGCCAGCTATGGATTAAATAGCAACTCAATCGTGCCGGGCTGACCGGATCAAAAACTTTTAAGAATGAGAGGTAAGAGAATGAACATCATTGACAAATTGAAAACACTGGGCGTTGAGATCACAGCGGAGATGGAAAAAGCATTTCCGGGGGAATTTGTATCGGATTTGGAAGTCCAGAAGAAAAACGATAAGATCACTACCTTGGAAACAGAGAAAAAAGATCTTGAAGCAAAGCAGGAGAATCTTGAAAAAGAGTTGCAGGCCTTGAAAGATGCCGCACCTGATGCAGATGCGCTGAATCAGAAAATCGCGGAATTGACTGCGACACTGGAAAGTGAACGTAAGGAACGCAAGGAAAAAGACGAAAAGGAAAGGCTTGACGGTCTTGTAACAGAATTTTTCGCAGACAAGCACTTTGTGAATGCCATTACGGCGGATGCTATCAAGGCACAGTTGGTTGAAAAGCTGAACTCTGATGAAGCCCGTGGAAAAGGTATTTCGGATCTCTTTGATGCCATTGTCAAGGATGATAAGGGCAATTACAAGCCGGACATTCTCGTTGATGATAAGACATTCCAGGCACAGCAGAGACGCAGCCAGATTGTCGGAAACAACATTAACCAGCCGGACGGAGCGAAGCTGTCTATGGCTGCACTTATGAAACTGAAAAATCAGAACCCGGATATGGATATCACGCCATATCTGAACAGAAAAGAGGAGAAATAACACATGGCATTATTTGATTTAGTCAATTTTAACGGAGAAGTATTCGACGCGGTAATGCGTGAAACACCAAATCTCCGAATGAATGAGCTGCTTAATTCCGGAGCAATTGTAGAGCGCGGACAGTATGCAGCTTTATTACCGGATCAGAAAGGTGGGAACTTCATTACCACTCTGATTAAAGCGCGCCTTGGTGGGTCAACCGTAAACTATGACGGCAAAACCAACATTACCGCAGAAGAACGCGGCAATTACACAATGGGGCGTATTGTAGTCGGCAGAGCACAGGGGTGGACGGAAAAGGATTTTGTGTCTGATATTTCCGGTGATGATTATTCCGCGGCAGCCGGAGAAGTTGCAGAGTTTTGGGATGATGTGGATCAGGATACATTGCTTAGCGTTCTCAAGGGCATATTTGCAATGAGTACCGGAGAGGGAAAGAAATTCGTAGATGCGCACACCTATGACATTACCGCAGCAACAGAGAACACTTTCGGTCCTACCACCCTTAACAATGCAATGCAGAAAGCATTGGGGGATAAGAAAGCAAACTTCTCTTTATCTATTATGCATTCTGTGATCGCAACTAACTTAGAGAATCTTAAGCTGCTGGATTACATGAAGTACACGGATGCAAACGGAATCGAGCGCGATCTTGGGCTTGCTACCTTGAACGGTAGAATCGTATTGATTGACGACACTATGCCGGCCGAGGAAGTCGCAGAATCTTCTAAGGGTGCGGGGGATGGATATACCAAATATACCACCTATGTCCTTGGAAATGGTGCAATTGAGTATACCAACTGTGGCGTAAAAGTCCCGTCCGAAATGGATCGTGATCCGGCAAAAAATGGCGGCGAGACTACCCTGTATACCAGACAGAGAAAAGTATTTGCTCCGTATGGTGTTTCCTGGAAGAACACTGGAATAATCTCTCCTACCAATGCGCAGTTGGAGACGGGCACAAACTGGGAGGTTGCACAGAACAACTCCTCAGATAAGCCGGATTATTTCCCGATTAAAGCGATCAACATTGCACGGATCATCACCAGAGGGTAACAGAAAGGGGATTTCAGATGGGATATACCACATTTGAGTTTTACAGAGATTCATACTACGGGGATTCTATCGGGGAATCCCTTTTCCCTAAGTGGAATGACAGGGCGAGTGAAAAGCTGGAACAGTTGACCTATGGAAATGTCAATGAAGATACCCTGGCAGAATTTGACGAGAAGATACAGAAAGCCACCTGTGCATTGGCTGATCTGCTCTACCAGATAGATTTCAAGACCAGTCACGCCAGTGACGAGAAGGGCGGCAATGTGAAGTCAATGTCCTCTGGCGGCCGGTCGATCAGCTTCGGAAGTAATGAAACACTTATTGATAAGGTGCTTGGGGATAAGGTAGCGCAGAACCGGTTGTGTTATGACACGGTATGCGAATACCTGTCCGGCACCGGATTATTATATGCAGGATATTAGGAGGAAAACATGGAAAACGAGTTAGGAAAATTGCGGGAGAAATTGGAGAGTATCTTTTGGTTTATGCTCGGCATCACAAGACAGGACGGATGATCTGATGGGATTTTTCGATAACAAAACAGTTACCCTTTTCAACCGCTCATTCAACGCGGAAACCGAGGAAGAAACATATTACCCGACACTGCTCGAGGGTGTCGACCTTGTAGAAACCAAGGGCGCGAACGTATCTAAGAGCGGCATGGACAGCGCGGATGCAGTGAAACTGTATATCGATTTTTCTAATGTCAGTAAATTATACCTTCCGCCGAAAGAGTGGGGAAATATGCCGGACAAATGCAAGCAGTATTTTTTGACATTCAATCCGGCACAGGATTTCTTTATCAAGGGGGATCATACGGATGCAACGTTACCAGAGAACGATGCCTATCAGTGGATGCTTGATCACTGCGACGATTGCTACAGGGTAACAACGATTGATAAATATGAGGACATTTTACCTCATTTCGAGGTAGGAGGTGTATAAATGGCAGAACCAGAAAAACTTACTATCCGGGATGCGGAGAACGCAGGAAAAGGACTCCTTGCACTGGTGATGGCATATCCAGATTATCCAAAGGGATTTAAGGCGGACAATTCAACCGTGAAGTGGAACTCCATTAATGAGGATAGATCCATTGGTGTGTTTCCGATACAGGGAGCGGTATATCTGAAAAAATATGTCAGTGGAAACTATGTGGCGCAGATGCCGTTCCAGATCATTTATAAATGTTCGCCAACTACCAATAAGGCGAGCATGGATGCACAGGAGATGCTTAACGATCTTGCAGCGTGGATGGAAGAGAGTGGGATTGAATTTAAAGATCCACATCTGACATTGGAAGCGATCGCAAGGACATCGCCGGTGTTCGGCGGTAATCAGAATGAAAAAACAGTAACTTATGCTGTAAATATGCAGCTGAAATATTTTTACAAAAAATAACAGGAGGAAAAAACATGGCACAGGATAGAACAAACATGGTTTCTTTGCTTGATATCGGTTCCCTTATGGGCGGCAGTACCCCGAACATCGTGGAAATGGGAGACGGATACAAGGAAATTACGGAAGATTGGGGACCGGATGTTGAATCTTCGCAGTATGTCAACATGAAGTCCAAGTCATCTACATTGAAAGGCTACGATTTCAGCACAACGCCGGAACGTGAGTATCTTTCTGATGATATGCAGAAATGCATTGATAATCTTTTTAAGAAATTTCCGACCGGAAAGCAGTGTGAGACAAGCTACTACCGGTATTACAAAACGGATATCACTACCGGATCGGGTGAATGTATCAGAGTACCGGTTATCGTATCTCCGTCCAGCACGGGCGGCGCTGGTGGTGATGTGCTGACATCATCTATCCAGATCAAGGGGAACGGTGACGTAGAACTTGGAACTATTACGATCAGCGAAGATGGAACCTTTACATGGGCGAAAAAATAGGAGGGTAATACATGGAAGAATTGGTATTAGACACCGGTCTAAAAAAGATTGCGATTAAAAATGAGGACGGCGAGACCGTATCTGTTTTGAAAATTAACGTGGCGGATGTCGGAACGGTGGAACGCTTTGCGGCAATTATCAATAACCTCGAAAAAATCAGCGAGGATTGGGACAAAGAAGCGGATGCGCATAAAGAAAAGTATGAAAACGATGGAGATACAGACGAAATTGATATTTCCAGAGTGCTTGATATTTCCAGAGTGCGTGTGAAATACATTCGCAAGATCATTAATGAGATTGACGGATTATTTGGAGAAAACACCGTATCAGGAATTTTCGGGGATATGATTCCAGATGAAACGGCGCTGCTTGATTTCATTGAGGGCGTTATCCCGGTTATGAACAAACTCTTTGGAAAGCGATTTGAGACCAACCGTAAACGTTACAATTCCAGCAGAAAAGGAGCGCGGGCATGATTAACGTCATGCTCGACCCTCTGCCCGAAGAATGGAACGGGTACAAGGTTAATACATCATTCCGAATAGGAATCCAGGTTTCACTCGCACAGTACGACAAGTATTTGAACAAATACGAGAAAGCCGATGTGTTGACAGGTCTATTGTTTGATGACCGGGAGCATCCGGATGGGGATGAACTGCAGGAATGTGTTCAGTGGTTCATCAACGGATGGTTTCATGATAACCAGGGATCTTCAAATGGCAAGCAAAGATTGGTTGATTTTGATGTGGATCAGTGGCGCATATATGCTGATTTCCTGCAAATATACGGTATTGACCTCGCATTTGATGAAATACACTGGTGGAAGTTTTGCGGCTTGTTGTGGAATCTGCCTTATAAGCAGTCCTCGTTTTTGCAGGTAATTGATATCCGCCAGAAAGAAATTAAATCTGATATGGGGAAAGAGCAAAAAGAAGCGATCCAGAATGCACAGAGTATATATGCTCTCGATCAGCCGGAGATACAGAAAGAGTATACGCCGGAGGAAATATCCAAGATTGATGATTATGATCGCATGATGGAAGAAATACGGGCAAAAAAGAAAGCAGAAACGGAGTTGGGCCTATGTTAAAAGGGGGTTAGAACTTGGCTGAATACGATGGAGAAATTCGAATTAACACAAAAATAAATACAAAAGACGTATCCAGTCAGATGATGCAGCTTGAAAACCGCATGCAGAAAACAGCGCAGAAAGCCCAACAGCTTGAAAGCCAGATGCGGAAGTTAGAACAGCAGAAGATCCCGACAGATGAATTTGGAGAAATTCAGAAACAAATTGAGAATGCAGAGCATAGACTGGCAGCTTTAAATGACCGGATGACAAAGTTCCTGGAAACCGGAGGAAATGCGGATAGTAAAACGTTTAAGAATATGCAGTATGATGCTGCAGAGCTTGAAAATACGCTTGAATATGCCCGTGGAGAAATGCAGGCACTTAAGGAAGCTGGTGGCGCATACGTAGACCCAAGGGTTACACAGGAATATCAGCAGTTGTCACAGCAGTTGAGAAATACTAACGCTGATTATTCAGTGCTATCTCGTAAGCAGGAAGAACTTGCCGCCAAGGAAGCAAAAGCCGGTAATACTGGGAAGAAAAGTTTCAATGGCGTTAAAGATGCTATAAATGGGATGAAAAAGAGCCTGTCGGGCGTGGCATCTACGTTGGGTAAAGCTAAAAACAGCATTGCTAAGTTCGGAAGCGTTGCTAAGAGTGCATTCCAGAATGTTGCATCTCACAGCAAGAAATCTGGCGGCCTATTAAGTAATTTCGGAACCAGGATACGTGGACTTGCGCTTTCGCTGCTTGTGTTTAATTGGATCTCAAAAGGATTTAATGCCATGATCGACAGCATGAAAGCCGGAATTCAGAATTATGCAAAGTATTCCGGTACATTTAACCGAACCATGTCTGATTTCAAGTCATCGGTTGCAAACCTTAAAAATGCAGTTGGTGTGGCGGTCACTCCGTTACTCAATGCATTGCTTCCGGCACTGACCACAATCTGCAACTGGCTTACTAGGGCAGCGAATGCTGCAAACCAGTTATTTTCTGCGCTGACAGGACGGAGCACATGGAGCAAAGCAAAAAAACAGCAAGTCGATTATGCGAAGTCGCTTGACAACACATCAAAAGCGGCAAAAAAGGCAAAGGGAGCGTTACAGGGATTTGATGAACTGAATGTGATAAACTCCAATGATTCATCATCTGGTGGCAGTGGATCAGGCGGTGGTGGCGTTTCTTATGAGGAACAGCCGATTTCCGACAAGTTTAAGCGGATCAAGGACATCTTAAAAGGTGATGACTGGACAGAAATTGGAAAAATAATTGCGGACAAGCTGAATGAAGCCATGCAGAGTATCCCGTGGGATAAGATCCAGACAGAAGCAGAAAAAGCTGGCAAGCGCATTGGAACGCTTATCAATGGATTTGTTGCAGAGTTTGACTGGGGACTGCTTGGATATACGATCGGGCAAGGCATCAATACGGCGCTTATATTTGCAAATACGTTTTTTACCACAGTTGACTGGACATCCCTTGGAAGAGGACTTGCGACAGGAATTAACGGCGCAGTAAGAACGATAGATTGGAAACTTCTTGGATTTACGATTAGCAATGGGCTAAATGCTTCGATAGATGCGGCATATGGATTCGTGCAAAATCTTAAATGGGGATTGATCGGATCCAGTATAGGAGAAGCGCTTACAACTGCAATCAGGAACTTTGAATGGGCTAAGACAGGTGAAACTCTTGGAACGGTGGTAACAGGAATATTCACTACGTTGGATCAGCTTATAAAAAATACAGATTGGCGATCACTTGGATCCGGCATAGTATCTTCGATTGGAGGTTTTTTCTCAACACTTGATTGGGGAGTTATAGGTAGTTCATTATCAAGCGCAATCAGCGGGCTTTTGCAGAGCTTGAGTGGGGCAATCGAACAGGTAGATTGGTTTGGTTTGCCGCGCTATATTGTCACAAGTATAGGAGATTTCTTGACGGGCTTTGATTGGTCGTCCGTGGCAAGCAGTGTAGGCGAACTATTGGGACAGGCCCTTAAAGGCGGCATTGAAAACACATTAGGCTTGTGGGATTTACTTGCAGATGCATGGGGTGGAATATCAGACTATTTTAAGGGGTACATAGATGATGCTGGCGGCAACATAATTTTGGGACTATACAACGGAATTAAAGATGCTCTTGCAGATGCAGGAAAATGGATCAAGGATAACATCTTTACACCGTTTATGGAAGGGTTCAAAACCGCATTTGGAATTCATTCACCGTCTACTGTTATGAAAGAGATGGGTGGATATATGATTGATGGGTTAAAACTTGGACTTACAGGTATATGGGATAAGGTTTCTGGTATTATTGATAAATTCAAGCAGAACATCAGAACCGCATTTTCGGATATCAAGACCAATGCGATAACGACATTTACAGCCATGAAGAACCGCGTAAAAGGAATATTTGAAGGTATGTGGAACGGTATCAAGGGTGTTATCAATTCTATCCTTGGCGGGGCAGAAAAAATGGCAAACGGCATGAGCAGCGGCATAAATGGTATGATCGGAGCTTTGAACGGACTGAAATTTGACGTTCCGGATTGGGTGCCTGGTCTTGGCGGTAAAAAATTCAGTTTGAATATTCCGACCATTGGAACAGTTACAATCCCAAGGCTTGCTAACGGTGGTATCACAACCGGAAGTACACTTGCAAACATCGGTGAAGCCGGGCGAGAAGCAGTATTACCATTGGAAAACAACCTGTCATACTTGGAGCCGCTTGCAAACATGATCGCAAGCAAGATGGAAGGTGTACAGACGGTGCGGATCGTACCGGATGAGAGCGGAATCTTTAAGGTGGTGAGAGACGAAGCAAGCAGTTATTATAGAAGAACCGGAAATCCCGCATTTGATTTTTAGGAGGAGCGAAAAGATGGCATACAGTGGTTTTTTGATAAAAGTAGGCGATTATACCGTTCCTTTCCGGTACATTGAAGCCAAGAAATTCAAGTGCGGCATCAAAGGACAGGATCTTGATTCATACCGGGATGCAAACGGCATCTTGCATCGAGAAGCCTTACAGAATGTTGCACTTAAAGCTGAATGGGAAACTCCGAGTGATATCGACGAAGCTGCGTTACGACCACTTATGGATAGTATCCGTGGTCAGTATGTAAATGCTGTCGAAAAGAAAGCGTTAGTAACTGCATACATGCCGGAAATTGGGAGATATGTGTCAATGTACTGCTATGTACCGGATATAGAGTATACGATCAGATACGCAGATGAAAAAACGATTGAATACGAATCATTCCGAATTGCCTTTATCGGATACGGAGGTGCTATTTGATGGATTTATTATTCACGGATGATACTGTAGATAAGCAAATCACCATAGTTACAGATGACAAAAAAATAAATATAACTAACACCGAATTACACGAAGATAAGTTCGAACTTTCGGAATCGTTATGTTCTGAGAAAGAGTTGAAGTTTGGGACGTGTGAAGCGTCTGTCGTAAAATTTACGATTTCAAACATCTTCCAGTCGCTGAAAGGTAAATGGATCACGGTCAAGATCACCCCAAAGGGAGCAGATGCACCGTATCAGATCGGACGGTACAAAGTGTATTCGGATAAACCGGCCGCCGACAGGAAAAGCCGGGACGTGGAAGCCTACGATGCCCTGTATGATGTCCTTAACGCTGATATGGCGGCATGGTATAACTCACTTACATTTCCGATGACCTTAAAGGCTTTCCGAGATGCGTTCTTTCAGCAGTTCGGGATTGAGCAGGAAGAAATAAGCCTTGTCAACGACAACATGACCGTGGAAAAGACGATCGAGATCACCGGCAGCAGTGCAGACGGAAGTACGATCGGAGAAGCGCTGTCCGGGAAAACGGTGCTGTCATGCATCTGCGAGATCAACGGATGTTTCGGGCACATTGGGCGTGATGGGAAATTCCATTACATTTCACTCGACCAAGAAATGCAGGGGCTGTATCCGCGGAATGATCTCTATCCGGCGGATGATCTGTATCCAAGGGATCCGCACAGTACCATTATCGGAAAAAGTTTCTATATATCGGCGAAGTATGAGGATTATCTTGTAAAATCCATCGACAAGTTGCAGATTATGGAAAAAGAAAATGACATAGGTGTGATCATCGGATCTGGTAACAATGGCTATGAAATCAAGGGAAACTTTCTCGTATACGGCAAAGGCTCAACCGAATTAAGGGAGATCGCAAACAACGTGTACGGAAAGATCAGAGGAATTGTGTATCGCCCATTCTCGGCGGACTGCAAAGGAAACCCGTGCCTGGAAGTCGGCGCGGCAATTCGGTTTAACACAAAGTATGAAATTGTTGAATCATATGTCTTAAAGCGTACCTTGAAAGGCATACAGGCTTTGCGGGACGCGATCAGCGCAGACGGTGAGGAGTTCCGGACAAAAAAGGTAAATTCTGTGCATGAGGATATCCTGCAGCTTAAGGGCAAGAGCAATGTCCTTGAACGCACTATCGAGGAAACAAAATCGACGATCACAGATGTGGAAAAAGGACTGCAGTCGCAGATTACACAAAATGCGGAATCCATTACGATGGAGGTTAAGCGGGCAACGCAGGCAGAGGGTACGCTATCCAGTAAGATCACCCAGACAGCAGAAAGCATCACAGCCGAAGTAACCAGAGCCAAAGGCGCAGAGGGTACGCTATCCAGTAAGATCACCCAGACAGCAGATAAGATCGAAACTAAAGTAAGCAAGGGGAGCGTGTCATCCGAAATTAGCCAAGAGCCGGACAAGGTTACGCTGACGTCAAACAGGCTGATAGTAAATAGTACAGGATTTAACCTTGACGGAAACGGAAACGCAAGTTTTTCCGGCACGATCACCAGCAGCGCAATCAATGCCTGCACCATCACAGGTACAAATATCTATGGATCTGTATTTCACGCCATTGGTGACAGCGTAGCTGACGAGACACGGTTGTTTGTGACCACGAACGCCGATTCAAGCTTCGCAACGTTTATATCTGCCGGCGGTTGCCGATCAGAGGGACCATCTTACTATGGATATATCGGTCATAACGAGGTCGGCGTTAAAGCACGGAATGACAGCTATAAGGCTATACTCAATAGCTTGGGGCTTGATACGAGCGGCGGTATTATCGCCGGTGGATCAATGCAGGTCTATGGAGCCAAGAATCGGATTATAGAAACCGAGAATTATGCGGAGCGGTTGCAATACTGCTATGAGACACCTACGCCGATGTTTGGGGACGTTGGCGAGGGAGCTATAGACAAAACTGGAAAATGCTATGTGTGGTTGGATGATGTTTTTGCAGAAACCATAGATACAGATGTGCAGTACCAGGTATTTTTGCAGGCTTACGGTGAGGGCAATGTGTATGTCAATGAGCGGTCACCGTCTTATTTTGTGGTCTGCGGCACACCGGGACTTGCATTTGGATGGGAGATCAAAGCAGTACAGAAAAATTACAATATGATCCGGCTTGAAAACTTTGAAAGACCGGAGCAAGAGGAAACGGCAACCGATTTGACTTATCGGATGCTGACAAACATCGAAAGTGAAAATAAGGATGATGCGGAAACAGCGTATCAGTACCTTGAAACATTATTATATGATGCGGATGCAGAAAGTGAGGAAGTGGTAGCATGAAAAATATAAAAGGAATCGCATTTGCGGCTGATGGTAGTATGAAAAGGTTAGCAATCACCTATGACGAGGTAAACAGCGACGGAAAGGTAACAAACCAGAATGTCAAGGTCAACAGGGTTGTGACGGATGATAAGGTGATTAATGCCTTGGCAACGGTAGAAGCCTTTGCGCAGTCGATTGTAGACGAAGAATAGGGGTGGTCATATGAACAAGGCTTATGCCCGGATTGTGTGGGAGAATTACCCCAGCATCAATACACCAGTGAATGAACAAAATCTTAACAAAATGGATGCGGCAGTGGATGAAATCGATGATCGTGTCATTGCTATGGATGTGTCCAAGGTTGATCTGGCGAAAGTCAATGAACTTGTGAAAGAAATCTTATGGGATGAATCAGACGGTACACTGACTGTGGTTAAGATGTCCGGATCCAAGGCAGTAATCGATACCAAATTGGAAAAGCTGGCTGTGAATTTTGATTATGATCCGCAGAAACAGCAGTTAATCATCACGCTTGATGATGGCACGAAACAGTATGTTGATCTGTCTGCGCTGATTACGCAGTATGAGTTTATGGAATCTGACACCGTAGCATTCGAATTGACAGCAGAGGGCAAGGTCAAGGCTATTGTGAAAGAGGGCAGTATCAAAGAAAAACACTTGCAGCCTAACTATTTGGCTGACATAAAGGTTGAGGTTGCCAAGGCGCAGCAATCCGAGACGGCCGCGGACACGAGTGCAAAAGCGGCGCAAAGCTATGCTGTGGGCGGTACCGGGACAAGAACCGGCGAGGATGAGGATAATGCCGAGTATTACTGCGCAAAGGCGGCGGAGTACAATGCGAACATAGAAAAGCGGTTAAGACTTGCCACATTCGGTTTGAATGACGATGGCGAGTTGATCTACACAGATAATACAGGCAATAATTTCTCTGTTAATGACGACGGAGATCTGATATGGGAGGTGGCTTAAATGGCAAACGCGGGAAGAGTGGCAATCGTACCAAAAGGCGATTGGAGCGCAGCAGTGGAGTATAAGCGGTTGGATGCGGTTGCGTACAACAATACATTGTACATAGCAAAAAAAGCCGTGCCAGCCGGTACGGGAACCACAAACACGGAATACTGGATGAAATGTGTAGTTGGCGGCGGAGGGGCAGTCGCAACGACAGAGGAAGCAGGAATCGTAAAACCGGACGGTGATACGATCACAGTGGATGAGGATGGAACGATCCACGGTGCGGCTGTAAATGTGGCAACAACAAAGGAAGCAGGAATCGTAAAAGCTGGTGATGACATTAATGTGGATGCGGCAGGGGAAATGAGCCTTAAAACGGATTTTACGGTGCAGGCAGATCTTGCCGAATTGACTGGTACAGAGGACAGAAAGACATTTTTCGGAAAGATTGCCAAAGCAGTGAGTACACTGATTGCGCATATCAATAATAAGTCAAATCCGCATGGTGTAACCAAAGCGCAGGTCGGGCTTGGGAATTGCAACAATACGGCAGATAGCGCTAAGTCTGTGAAATATGCTACAACAGCCGGTACGTTAGATGGATTTACGGACATAAAAAATTCCACACCCAAGCAGGCAGGGGAAAGCACGAATGGAAGAGCGTTCTATTTGGGATTTAACGGAGGAGCTGGGGTGGTCTATTGCGTACCCAATGGTGATATGACAGTTGGAAATGCCACAAATGCGGACACTGTTGACGGGAAGCATTTTACAGATATCCAGACAGATGCGCAGACGCGAGCTAATGCGCGGTTAGCGAGAAGCGGCGGAACGATGACCGGGAATATCGACATGAACAATAATTTAATCACAAATATAAGGATATTGCGGGCAATGTCACCAAATCCATTATATCTACAAAGTGAAAACTCTGTGCAGATAACGAATTCTGCCGCTAACGCAAATATGGATATAAGATGTGCGACACTGCATTATACTGGTTTGGCGGCGGATTCTTACCGTGGAGCAAAGGAAAATATCAGCCTGGCAACAGAGGAAAGGATACGAAAGATTCTGGAAATTCCGGTCGAGGTGTTTGATTACCGGCCGGGCTTTGGAAACGATCAGAAAAGCGTGGTTGGTGTGATTGTAGACGAGGTAGAAAAGATAATACCGGAAGCGGTGGTCATACCGGAGGATTGGAATAAAGAAGAGTTTAACGAGTTGCTGGGTGATATGGGAAACAAGGGAGTGCCGGGCGTTGATCAGACAAAATTTATACCATATTTGATCGCGCTTGCACAACTGCAACAGAAAGAACTAGATGAACTTAGACAGAAGGTAACTGAATTAAAAAACGAATAAGGAAGGATTGATTATTATGCTGAACATGTATGTGAATAAAACAGAATTGATGCCAGTAGGACTTGGAGCGCAGAAAGGTAACTTAAACGGCGAAGATGTGCTTGTGGTTGCTTTTTGTACGGACAGGCAGATTGATGATGCACTTGCCATCTTTAAGGCACTGCCGGACGACACGGTAATTAAAATTGTCAACGAAAAAAAGGAACAGGCGTATACCGGATATGTGTCTCTTGGGGACGAGATAAATATTAAACCCAATGTGGACGGCACATACAACTATACGGTGTATCTGCACAAAAAATCAGCGTTGGACATTGCTAAGCAGGCGGCAGCGGATGTGGAATATCTGGCAGCAGTGTCTGGCGTAGAGTTATAAAAAGAAAGGTTAAAAAGGTGAAGAACATGGACGTAAAAGGATTGGCACTTAAGAACTACCCGAAATACTGGAGTAAAGAGAGACTTGCATATCTTGTCAGTATTGGGCGGCTGACAAAAGAAGATTACGCGGAGATTACTTGTGAAGAGTACAAGAAGTAAGGAGTTGAGATTATGCCATTAAGTGAAGAGTACATCAAAAAACAGTTTGAAACGACAGAGGATCGG